CAGCAAATACCATCCCCATGGGTGTTACCCTTACAGCGGATTCATCGCCCGCTGAAAAGAGTAATCCCTACCACACCTCTAACATATCATACGAGATCCAGTCTCTTCCATCATCGTGGCCTTTTGCTGAGGTCCGAAGGGAGTATTTAACTCCAGGAAGTAGCTGAATGCTCGTCGATACTCATTGGGAAATATTGGAGCGGGATCGTCCCAAATAGGATGAGGACATGCGACCATAGGAGGGACATAGATCGGAAGATCTCTGTCTGCCTTAGCCGTATAGAACTCAATCCTCTCCGGGCAATCCCGACAAGCCAATAGCTCCGTGAGCATCGCTGTTAGAGGGCTCCCATAGAAAACCACCTCTGGTTTTCCGATTTCCGGAATACTCCGACACAATCCGAGCATGCTCAGTATTGTGGGGACTGGACAAGAAGTCCAACAATGCCGGAAACCCTCCGCGATCTGTTTTTCGAGCTTGGTCTTGTAAAGACCAAACTCTGACCTCGTGCCTGTGTAGGCGAGAATTCCATCTTTTTCTAAGATGAGATTCATAGCTTCCTGAGTACGAGGTAAGACCGCGGAAACCAGCGGTATGCTGGTCCACAATCCTTGTATTTCTTCGTATATGAAGAGGCAAGGAATGGAGCAAGTTATCTGATGCATTCCAAAATCCTTTATTAAAGAGGTTATTGGATGTATCAATAATAGCTTGGCATGCCGCTGGGCTGCCAGCCACTACTGTCTTCGGCTTTACAGGGGTGACATCGTCACCGAAGTAAGCCTCCGAGCCACAAGATTCCCTAAAGAATCCGGTGACATACGATTTACTCGTATTCACCTTCAACTGAAGGGTCTCCATGATGGCCAGTAGTGGCGCATACCCGTGTGATGGTAATATTATATCATCACCAAACACACGAACCTGGTTCGACAACTTCCAGATTGAGGACCAATCGATACGTCCCTTAATACTGACACCAAGTGCCAGCGTTAAAAAGACAATCGATTGGACTGGAAATGTCGTAGCTGAACCTTGCGAGGCGAACTTCTTGAGTCTCAAGAAGGTCGGGACATCAGAGATATTATCCCTGGTGTACCTCGTACGTACGGCGTGCAGAGCATGTAGAAGCGTAGGATTCCTACGAAATACACGTTCCACGGTCCAGCACGTAAGACGATCGCTAGCAGACGATAAATCAACCGTTGCTAGCGATCGGTCCAAGGAAGCACGGATAACCATTTCACCTGATAGGTCTTGACGACGGAAGTTGACAAAGTACCCTTTAAAAAGGGCACTAGTCCTCTCACGAAGGAACGACCATACCAATTGCTGACAGTATTGATGAGCTGTCGGCTCAGCAGCAATAAGGCGAGGTGCCTTAGCTGTTTTTGGTACTTGTATCAGACGAGATGCAACCTCATGATTCAGAGGTCTCTCCACGTCCGAATTCGCAGTTTTACCCACGAATTCAAACGGGAAATAGTTATCCAGCTTATGCGGCCAATTTGGAAAATCTGATTTCTCATGATTCTCCAAACGCTCCGCAACAGCTCCAGGCCCATGCTTAAGACCTGAGCCACGGCCCTCCGACTCTCTAGATCCTGAAAGATCCAGAGAATCAAAAGGACCAATAGCTTCAGCGATAAGATCAGCGACTTGCTGAACTCTATCGAGGAGATATTCGAGACGCCCATTTTCGCGTCTCCGCACTAGTCTTTCTTCGGGGCTTTCGCCTTGTGAGAAAAGACTTGACGGATAAGCGGAATGAGAGTAGGCAGTAGACTCGCCAAGATGGCGATCGTCTGCCCCGTTCTCGAAATCGACGTCGTCGGAATCCCATCTAACGACGGGATCCCGGAGTTGTCGTTCGATTCCATGGTACTCTCCTATTGTCGCAGCAATGCGATCGTAAGAGCATTCCGTGACTATCTTTTTCCCAAGGCAAGAAATTTGCCTCAAGAATAGGATGGCTAAAGAATCGACTCCCGGCCTTAAGCAGCCGTCTTTATCGAACACACGCAACCATAGTCCCGAAAGGAATTTCGGCACCTTGGTCCCCTTTGAGACCACTCGTGAGAGTGGCCCACAAATGGGCAGGCGTCCTGTCTCCAGGCCCTCTAATAAAAGGGCATCGAGATTAGGAAGGTCAAGGGTATAAAGCCCAAGACCTCGTGATCGAGTGAGTAGGGTCAGGTACTCGAAATCGAGACCCAGCCCCCTCATCGACGGGTACGCTGAACGGAGATCAGAAAAGATCCCGTTCATGACATGGAGAAGTGCATTAACCTGGCTTTTCATGCCTATTCCTTTCGGAAATGGTATCCAAGCCACGGATCCTCTAACTCCATACCTTTCTCAAGGGTATGTAACGGAACTTCGCCGGCTATTTCTAGCTTTCGAAGTTGACCATCTTGGTTGCATTTGCACCTGAGCTTGCGCTCAGATAATTGCAAAGTCCGACAGCCACGCCGACCGGATCGGTCAGGGTATCACCCTGCTCGTTCTCAACCGTAATCGTAGTCCTTCGAATGAAGGACCGCGTTGCGGGGGCGACTGGAAAGACGGTCCAGCGCAGCTCGATGTTGTGACGATCAATCGCCACACCACGAGCCTTGTCTGTACGCGTCGAATTCCGAATGAACATGCGAAACTCATCAAGGTTTGACCGGAGCAGCCACTCGGAAGAGTACTGATCCTGGTTAATCCTGATAAGAGATCTCGCAACGGCATTCACCGTTACGCTTTGAGGGTCCGTGAACATGCATATTCTCCTTTTTCTGGATCGAGTCGTAGCAACGCGGACATTAAGCCCGCGTTACTGCTAACGAGGCCAGAATGCCCAATTGGTTTCCATTGAGAAATGGAAACTGGGCAGTGACAGAGGGCGACACGGTAGCGCGAGTTTTGCCGTCCCGGATTATTTGGATCGGCGATAAAGAATATTTTTGAGTATTCTTTACGCCGGATAACCCGGGTGCGGACCACTCCGTGCGAGTGTGAGTCATAACGACACATGTCGTTAGACTGGCTGGGATGATATTACGTGAGGCCGAAAGATACGACCCCACGTTAGCACCCCAGTCAATGAGCCAACTCCATGGTATCAGTTCCCAAACCGTAGAAAAATCTATGGTAAGGCCTAATACGCATCGTTGGATCAATCGCCTCATCTCTGCTGGTGTGTACATCTTTGAAAGATCAGCCGTAGGTGTCCACCTACAGTGAACTCTCTTAGTACGTACTGTGTTACCTCTAGCCCGAGTAGACAGGAATATCCCGTTACTCTGCTGAGTCCAAAGGACATCAGAGGCTAGAGAACCCATACCAACAGTGACCGTCCTACGTAATCCCTTTTGGGTCTTAAGGCGCTCAACCTCTTTGATCCGTCTATCGACTTGATCATGAAAGTTGAACATCTTAACTACGTCCTCAACAACGGGTTTTATACCGAATTGATAACGTAGGTTCTCCCTACCAAATTCACGAATAAGATCTTGCGATCTTTTCTGAATTAAGTGGAAGAGTTCACCAATTTGGAGAAGCTCAACCGGAACGTCCACGTATGGACGCGACGGATTAGTACGAGCTGCAGCGGTAGTTGCCGCTGCCACGTCTCCTGGGATTCCATCGGGATTCCCAATATGGGGGCCAGCAACCGTAGACCTCAACATATCGCAGACATAGGATTGAAAACCCGTGCCTGCTGTATCAAGAGGGTGGTTGATGATCCCACCAAAGAACTTCCATGACGCACCATTAATGGGCCTGCAATCTCCCGGATCAGTAAAGTCCGTGAAGCTTTCAGACACATTCGTGATCGGCACAGAAGCAATTGGGGCACCAGATTGCCATCGAATACCACCATCAATGGTGGTTGATCGCGATCTATCTCGTTGTGCCATATAGGAATCCACTGCCAGATGAGGGATAGGTTTCGAATCGGGGATTATTTCCCCTCTTCGAGAACCTTGCAGGGTGGCGCGAGCCACCCTG